ACTTGTCCTACTTGGAGGACAAGCGCAACGCCAACGAGACGGAACGGTTGAAGCGCAGGATACGGATGTATGAGGAGGTTGACAATATGACTCAGGCCGAAGTCATAGCAATGGCCCATCTATTTGAGGCCACTACGTCTGCCGTGGAGGGTTCCGTTGACTTTGAGGGAACCCCTGTCGCTCAGGCTGGAACTAACATTCAAATTCGCGGGCTGCGTTGGCTCGATGGCAAGTATCACATCTCCAAAAGCTACCACGACATCACAAGGAACGCAGGATACACTACCCGCGTTGACGTGAAGATGGTCGGCCTCCTTTCGGATTAAGCCTTGCTTGCCGTCCACTTTGCCCCGTCAAAAGTGGATACCCAACCCTTCTTCTGAACAGGTGGCTCCACTTCGGTAGCGTTACTCGGAATAAGCCAATTCGTGCCGTCAATCGGGTCGGGCATTGCCTCGCCTTCACCGATGTAGCTTCCGTCACTTACCGAGTAGTAATAGACCTTTTTGGGCTGTCTGCTGTCGTATTTCGTTATCATCAGTTGTAGGCTTTGATGATGAAGTTCAGGTATGCGTTCACGGGGCGTGTTTCGTTGCCGCCTGTTGATGATGTGGTCACAACATTACCGCCATCACCGTTGTCGTTTTCAAGAGGGTTGTCAATGATTCCAACGCCAACTGTTGACTCAAATGTGTGCGTATGCGCCTCAAACGCATCGGCCTGTACCGAACCGACACTGTTGCCAGTTGCACCGCCCGTGTTCATCGCTGTACGTGAAGCCGCATCAGGGTCAACGCCTGATATGTCAGAAACACCGCGTACAAATCGGCCTCGCAAATCTGGAATATGGAACGTAGTTGTTCCGTTACCCTGACCGAATGAAGTGCCGACTATGGCGAACAAGGCCGCGTATGTCGTCCTTGACACTTGCGAACCGTTACAGATAAGATACCCGTAAGGTGCGGTACTTCCAGCCCACATAATTACCTCTCCGATGGGATTCATCCGCTTGTTCAAGTAGGCCGTTCTGTGTGCCAATGCCTGACCTTGCGCGTTGGCCTGACCGTCCGTAGGCGCGTCAAGCGACCCTGAGATGGTTCCGCCTTTCACGGGGTCAGATGTTGCCACCTGATAAATGCCAACAGGGTAAAGGTTCTCGTTCTCTAAAAAAGTAGCCATCGGGTAGTTCTGTTACGGGAAGACAAAGTTAACGGTTTCAGCGGGTATCCCATCAAATGAAGCGGAGCCGTCATAAACGAACATTCCGTCATAAGTAACTGGTATTGTGGTGAAGTAGCCAAGCCCTATCAGCTTCGACCGTGCGTTCTTGTAGTGGTTGATATAGGCGACAAGTTGATCGACCTGCACTTGTGTTAGTGAGACAAGTTCGGCCTCTGGGAGTATCACCATGAAGGTAGCCCATCCGTTGTTGCCGCCTTGAAAGTTGATGCCACCATTGAAGAAGTAGCTTCCGTCATAGACCCAAGGAAGGTTTGCCGCACCCTCGATGATGATGGGCTGTGAATAACCAAGTTCCATAATCGCATCGCGCAATGCCCCTATCGTTCCTATTCGCTTTCTTCGCTGTATCGCATTGGCAAGCATAGTGCGTTTCTCAGCTTCGGTCGTGGTCAGCGCGAATCCTCCGAGGCCGTTAACGCCAAGGTCTGTCGCCATAGTAGGCAACGCGGTGACGGGTAGAATCTGCATCATGTACGTCATGACCACATCCACGGGGAAGTCAACGCAACGCTGCTCCACCATCTCGTCAAAGATTCGGATGTGTTCTATGTTCGCAACGCTGCTGCTGAGTACCGTTGGCATCGCTTATCCCTCGTTGGTTCCAGTTACGACCACGCCTACTCCAGTAGCAAAAGCGTACTCATTATAGGCTACTATTATGTCTGAGAACGCTCCAAAATCTATTGAATAAACTCCTTCAACCATGCCTACGGACGTTAATTGGTCTATTGTGACATCACGGCCTAATCGCTGCCTTTGTTGCAAACAATACTCCGTTAAGGCATCTTGACAATCCTGCTGAACCGTTTGCGGGTTAGCATTGCTGAATATAACAATACTCGCAAATAGCGTGTACGTGATTTGTGTAGGTGCTTGTACGATAACCGTGTCACACAACGGCCTGACGTACTCCCCGCTCAATACGCCTGCTACTTGGTTAAGAACAGCAGGAGGCGTTGGCATACCATCTGCCATCAGGGGGTAAACATAAACCTCCCCAGCGTTAACGGGTACAAGTGGAACGGATACGTCAATTATGGCTGGATTTGCCGTAAATGCCCAATACATGTAGGCGCGTTGGCTTCCTGCTGTTCCGAACGCATCAGGCGCAAGACGTATCCTGTTCCGAAGCTGTTCGTCCGTCTCACGGTTCGACCCGCCTCCACTGATGTCGGTGTTGGTCGCACCAGTAAGGTAGGCTTGCGGGTCAATGATGTTGGTGATGGTTCCTATCGCGTACCCGTTGAAGTTCGCACCTGACGTGACCGATACGCATACGGTAGTAGCGGTCAAGTTAATCGAGGGTACTATAATGTCCTGCTGCGTTGCGAACACCGCAAGTCCATCCGTTGAGGCCACCCGCGTACCTGATGGGATTGTAACGCCACCATGTCCCGCTACAAGGCTGAATTGAATGGTCACAAGCGCGTTCGCGGCAGGGTTGCGGACTACACCGACCAACTCACCGAGATAGTCCAACACAGGCTCCGTAGAGAACGATACGAGGTTCTGAATTGCCGCTGCTTGAACCTGTGACCTTAGAAGCGATTCACGGTAAGCCCACGCACCAATAATCAGACGTTCAACCTGTGCAGGCTGTAACGTGTTACCCGTCTCCGTCTCGTACCATTGCACAAGTTCGTTGACAATCGTTTCAGGGGCTACCTCTATGTAAATCGGTGCAGGCATTATTCAGGGTTCTTTGTCAGCTTGTCCTTGTCCGCACTTCCTTGGCTTGACCCGAAGAAGTATGACACGATTGATGCAAGTAGGGTTCCCAATAGGAAACCGATAACCGTGTCAACCGTCCTTTGGTTGTCAGCGGGAACGTCACCGAACGAGGCTATGAACACATATACCATCGCAGGGGTGATGATGCACAGGGCAAGCAATAGACGCACATTTGTACTCTTGTTCAGAAAATCTTTCATCAGTCTATTCTGTGAAGGGTTAATTTGCCGCTGATTGCCGCAACGTCATTGCTTGTTCCTATGTTCTCAATGAACACTTTCAAAACGTCACCCGATGACAACTGAGCAATATCAGTATTGAGTTGAAGTGTTATTATTCGGCTGTTCACAAGTGACACCACGGGCGAGCATAGGCAAAGTGCTGTTCCATTGCGATACGTGTAAGACCGAAGTACGTCACCGTTACTGCCTGCTACCGACAAATGTCCTGAAATGTAATAAGTACCCGACCTGTTCACCACTATGCTATCACCGTCATAAACTACATCTTTCATAGCAATGGCCGACTGCTGCCAAAGGTCATTTCCTACATTAGTCGCCCATGCAGGAACGTCTATCGTAAGAGGAACCGTATAGCTGCTGTCCCTAAACCCCATTTCTCCATAGGACTTATCTATTACATCGGCAAAAACGGTATCCTCGGCATGTACGTTACCATCAAGAACTATGCTGTCTGAATTGAACCTGATGTAGTCAGTCCCGTTGAATGTTATTATTGGGGCTGTTGCAGAAATCCTACCTTTTCGGGTTGATACTGACGCTGTTCCAAGTGGGGAACTTGTTATTAGGGCGACTGATTGTTCTCCAAATACCTTACCGACCAATACGGTAGATACCGTGTCAGCATCCGACACACTTACCGAAAAGAAGTCATGCGACAAGTCAGGCTTTAGCGTGTCACCCGAAAATTGCCACAAAGAAGCACCTACACCGTCAAACACATTGGCGAACACCGTATCAAACTTAGCCCCCGACCTGCCAATGTTCACTCCACTTCCATCAGGGTAAATGTTGCCAGCGAATCGGGCCGTGTCCACGTTCAGCTTGTTCGTAAAGTTCACGGGTGATATGAAACCGCCTGATATTGCCCAATTAGCCGTGTCACCGCCTCCTGAAATCTCCTCGTAAGCAACACCGTTCCACACGTAGAACCCGACATCGGACTTTATGCTGTCCTCAACCGAAACGCTCTCAAGGAAAGTGTTCTCCTCAGCCAAGTTTGCAGAAGAACGCATAAGTTCCAACGATACCGTGCGCAAACGTGCAGGGGTGATGTAGTTGCTCGTATTGTCAGGGAAATTGCTGTTTATCAAAGCCTTGACTGCTGCCGTGTCGGACTGACCGAACGCGCTGATGGTGCAAAGTAGAAGTAGTATGGTTGTTATCCGTTTCATATCGAGAACCCGCTACTGAATCCGCTGCTGAAAGCCCCCAGCGATTGAGGCGTGTAGTTTGGTGAGATTGGTACTGCAACCGCAAAGTTACCCAAATTGGTCGCACAGAAAACTTTGAATGTAACGTGTGAAATGTTCAGCGTGTGTTCTATCCTCCTGACCGTTACACGCGGCTCCCATTGGGCAAGCGCGTCCAATATGCCAAGTTTTCCGTTCGGTATCACAAAGTTCACAGGCTTATCGACCAACTCATTCAGGTTGAACCCGAACTCAGGACGGAACGGCTCACTACCCTTGTTGGTTGAGAGGATGATGAGAACGCATTGAATGATGTCGTCAAGGTCAGTAACGACCGCCCCATAGTCCGTTGTGGACATCGACCACATCGTTGAATTGATGTCGGATGTGAGTGTCACCTGCATCACAATGGAGGATTAGTAGTTACTGAACCTGAACCGACCTGAACCCCTGCGACTACATGGGTGTGTCCTGTCAAAGATACGTTGAGCGGCCCCGCTGTAACGTCCTGACTTGCATCCACCGAACCGTTCACCGTAAGATTGCCGTTGATGGTCACACCACCGCTTGCCGTGATGTCCATTGCGCCCGTTGAACCGTCATACTTGATCTTGTCACCATTGCTGAACACAACGCTCAGAACACCTTCTCCGCTATTGCCGCTGTCGGGTGTCCTCGCATCGGAATATACCGCACCAAGGATAACGCCACGGAGCGACCCCTTACCCATCAAGCAAGCCACCTGTTCATTCACGTCAGGAAGGTAGAAGAACTTTTCATCCCCTGTCTTGGCTACGATGACCGACATCCAATCGGAGGCCGTGCCATCCTCAACGAACGACACACGGGCCATGCCCCTGCTTGCGTCAATATCAGAAACGCGACCGAACCTTAGCATCAGAACCGCTTTCTATCGTTAGACCTCATAGCGTCCTGCACCATACGGGCGACCGCGTCCTTGTGTGCGTTCAACTGCTCCATCAAAGAGGCCCGTTCAACCTCACTTGCACCGCCTCCGAAGTTGATTGTAGGGCTGTAATTCACAGCCACAGACCCGCCTCCTACCGTAGCGAATGCGGGTGTAGCAGTAGCACCGCCACCGAATCCGCTCATGGCCGTATCGGTAGCACGGCCTATCGCATCGCGCAATGGGCTTGCTTTTACCGTCTTAGCGACCTGTTCGATGATTTTGATACGGTGAATGTCCTTGAACGCCCCATGTTTGGCGGGTGACGCAGGGAAGAATCCCCTCGTAAACTCAACAACCTTGCCCACAGCAGCGAACAGCATAGGAGCCTCACCAACTATGCCATCCTTAATTGACCGAATAAGGTCGCCACCCCATTGTTTTGCCTTTGGGAGAAAGTCATTGAACTCATTCCACATCATTTTGAAGAATCCAGACACAGCATCCCAATTCTTGTAGATGGCTACCCCGATGGCGATTATGGCGGCTGTTACCGCAAGAATCCATCCCAATAACGGTATGCCATAGATTGTTGCGCTAAGTCCAGTCAGTGATGCTATCCAAATGTTTGTCTTAGCAATAGCCGCAATGGTTCCAGCTACAAAAGCGGGTATGGTAGTAAGCGCAAATGTTCTCATCCACCCAATCACCATTACCAACCGTTCAACGGTTCCGAAAAGCGACCAATTTAACGCCTTGAAACCACCTATCAGCAATGTGAACGGGAATCGCAATGATGTTAGAATCAACATTCCAACCGTAGTGTTTGCTATCCATAAGGCCGATGAATAGACGAACACGCCAGACGCTATCAAGGTGAATGCCCCCACCGCAATCATTATGGCCTGAGCCAATATCTTGTGTTCACTCATGAACTTTCCAATGGCATCCAACCCTTGCATGAGCGGAGTTAGCAAGGCCTTTGCCGCTGGTATCATGGACGTTCCGAAAACCGCTGCCGTCTGTTCAATGCTGTCAGTGAACTTTACCCATGTACCTTGCAGCGTGTCGGCCTGCACTTTAAGACCGTTAGCGAACATGCCGCCTTTGGCCGTTGCCTCAGTCATTGCTTTTTGCAGAAGGTCAAATGTTATCTTCCCTTCCTCGGCCATCTTAAAAATGTCCGCGTCCTTACCCAACATGTCCTGCAATATGGACACGGCAGGAACACCCGAATTGATGAACTGCCGAACGTCACGGGTCAGCATCTTCCCCTCCTGTGCCGCCTGACCATAGGCCACAATAGCCCCCTGTAAATCACCTTGCGTTACCGATGTGATGTCACCAAGCATCTTAACGGCAGAAGCAGCGTCACGGGCCGATTGGCCGTAACCCATAAGACGGGTTTGAGCGGTTGCGACCTCTGAAAGCGTAAGAGGCGTTTCACGGGCAAGTTTCAGCACCGAATTATACGCCTTGCCACCTTCTACCGTGCTACGGGTAAGAATGTTCATCTGGATACGCAGCCGCTCATAGTTAGCAGCCATCTTCAACGGGTACGCCAAGGCAGCAGCCCCGCCAGCGGCCATCATCCCCGCATCGAACATCCCTTCACGGGCCTCGCCTGCCGTCTTGCGCGACTGAGCCTCAGCGGAATGCACCGCGTTCATGCTGTTACGCATGGCACTCGATACCACCCTGCTCATGTTGTCCACGGCAGTCAGATGAAGCGTAAGACGCATTGGATTAGCCATCCGTTCGGTTCATTGAATTGTGCAGCTTTATAGCCTCGTCATACCAATCCTTCAACTCATTCGCGGGCATATCCAACAACACATCAATTCCCGTGCTGCTGAAATGCGCAAGGAACATCACTTGCCCCCTTCCGATGATGCCCCGCTCAACTTTCCCAACAGAGAAAGCCAATCAAGACCGTCCAAGAACTCCTTCACGTCCTCCGCAATCAGTTTCGTCCATTCATTGCCGTCCGTACTGAACTCACACGTCTCAGCGATTATCGCAGCATAGGCAAGACCCTCATCCCCAGCGGCTATCTGTGTGCATCGCATGGCCGTCTTACCATTGAAGAACGCCATCCTGCATTTCAGTCCGCTTGGCAGGTCGAACGCCTCACGCTGTTCCTTCGCCTTACGTGTAAGGTACTCAAGTACCGTTTCTTTTTTGGCTGTCACTCCTGTACTTTCTGCCATTGTTGTGTTTTTAGTTAGCGGTCAAAGGTAACAAAAAGGGGCGCAGCAATGCCGCACCCCCTTTACTGCTCGGTGTCGTCTGATACCTCAGATTCCCAAGTTTGCGCGGTACGTTGCCAACAGGTCAACCCCGTCAACAATGTAGATGTTGTTCAGAACGTCAACCTCGTAGATTTTCGCCCCGTTGATTTCCAACTTGTAGTAGCTGATGCTGAACTTAGATTCGGCCTCTACGTTGTTGTGCTGTTTGAACGCCTGATTAGGGATGTTCGTAGGCATACCACGGAAGTAGGCAACGTAGCTGTCCTGTGCCGTCCTGCCCGTTGATTCAAACCGCTCAAGGCTTGAACGCACCTGAAAACTCCATGCCGTGTAAGCGTTGGAAATCTTCTTGAACGCAACAGGGTCAACGGTACTCCAATTCATCGTCAACTCCATCTTGTCCATCCCCGTAGGAATGTCAAGTGAACCGTGCATACCCAAGGCCGAATGCTCGACCTGCTTAAAGGCAACTTCGGGGAGATTGACCTCCATTACTTTGCCCAAGTAACTCTGCCCGTCAAAATAGACGTTGGCGTTGGTTAGCTTTCTTACTTCTACTGCCATCTTATTGGATATTAGTCAGGAGGTTGATGTCAAGGTAACTGATGAATGTGATTCTTTCAGCAGGTGTCGGAGGCATGATGACAAGACGGAACTTCACCTTGCCAGCCGCCAAGTCGATAGCTGGATTGTCCGCAGGGTCGTAGATACACTCCGAACCCGCCAACAGCGCACCGTTCTGAACCAAGGACGCAATGTAAGCGTTCGCAGTACCCTTGATGGCATCGCGGGTAGCTTGGTCGTTCGGACGGTCGATATAAGGCAACATGGCCTTCTCCAAACTCTCATGCAACGTGCTTTCAACCCTTTGAACGGGGATGAAGTTGCGAGGGTCTGAATCTGACGGCCAAGCCGCGCTTCTGTTACCCCACAACCTACGGCCACCGCCTACCTTCAAGGTGGTCACGATACC